AGACACCTTGAAATCACTCATAGCTAAAGTTTAGAAAATATGTTTCTTGCGACATGTTTTTCATTCATCGGTTGTTATTTTTTTGGAAACAGGTTGCCGTTTGAATGTCATCGAACTCGGTCATTTTTGTGACACTGTCACGTAGCCATGTCAGCTGCCGTCAGGAGTGGTGCCGGGCATAGGTCTCTACAGCTACCTCTATACCGATGAACTGACCGCCAGGCAATGAGTAGCGGTTGTGCAGGATTTTTGAGATTCTGCACAGCCAGCCCGGTAGCCTCGCGCGCATGGCTTTCACCTCTCAAGACCTCGCCGCCATCGACGCGGCCATTGCCTCCGGCGAGCTGAGCGTGCGCGCCGCCGACGGCAAGCAGATCACGCTGCGCACGATGGACGAGCTGCTCAAGGCGCGCGATGCGATCCGCGCCGAGATGGCTTCCGCCACTGCTGCAAGGCCGCGCAGCTACCCGCGCCACCAGCTGGCCGACTTCTCGGACTGACGGCCATGGCAGCCCCAAAGCTGACGCTGGTGGACCGCATGGTGGCCTGGATAAACCCGGTGGCGGGTATCCAGCGCGCCCACGCGCGCACCGTGCTGTCCTACTACGAGGCCGCCAAGCCCGACCGCACCCGCAAGGGCCGGCGCGCTGTCGGCACCGCCAACCACGAGGTGCTGCAGGCCGGCGCCACGCTGCGCCAGACCGCGCGCCACCTGGAGCAGAACTACGACCTGGCGCTGGGTGTGCTCAACACGCTGGTGTCCAACGTGGTCGGGCCCACGGGCATCGGCATCGAGCCGCAGCCGCGTCGGGCCGACGGCAGCATTGATGACGACCTGGCGCGCCAGATCCTGGGGCTGTGGAAGGACTGGTGCACCAACCCCGAGGTCACGCGGCAGCACGACTGGGCCAGCGCGCAGCGCCTGCTGTGCCGCAGCTTCTTCCGCGATGGCGAGGTGTTCGCCCAGGTGCTGTCCGGCCAGACACCGGGACTGAACCATGGCACCCGCGTGCCGTTGTCGATCGAGATGATCGAGGCCGATCTGGTGCCGATGGACTACAACGGCAGCGCGCCGGCCACGGTGGTGCAGGGCATCGAGGTCAATGCCTGGGGCGCGCCCACGGGCTACCACGTGCTCAAGGTCAGCCCGCTCGACAGCGGCACGACGTCGATGGTGGTCGGCGGCCAGACCAAGCGCATCGGCGCGGCCAACATGCTGCACCTGAAGAACGTGCACCGGATTCGCCAGTTGCGCGGCGTCAGCGTGTTTGCCAGCGTGCTCAACCGCTTTGACGACCTCAAGGACTACGAGGAGAGCGAGCGCATCGCGGCCAAGATCGCGGCCAGCATGGCGGCCTTCATCCGCAAGGGCACGCCGGACCTGTACCAGCCCGACGATGCCCAGGAGCAGCGCTACCTCAAGTTCCGCCCCGGCATGATCTTCGACGATCTGCGCCCGGGCGAGGAGATCGGCACCATCGACACCAACCGGCCCAACCCGAACCTCGAAACCTACCGCAGTGGCCAGCTCAAGGCGATTGCGGCTGGGGCCGGGCCGACCTTCAGCAGCATCGCCCGCACCTACGACGGCACCTACTCCGCGCAGCGCCAAGAGCTGGTCGAGGGCTACGCCATCTACGCGACGCTGGCCAACGAGTTCATCGGCCGCATCGTGCGCCCGATCTACGAGCAGTTCGTTGCGGTGGCGGCGATCAGCGGCCTGCTCAAGGTGCCGGCCGGCATCAAGCCGGAATCGCTGAACGACGCCACCTACATGCCGCCCGCAATGCCCTGGATCGACCCCAAGAAGGAGGCCGAGGCTTGGGGCCTGCTGGAGGACCGCTGCTACGTCAGCGGCCCCGAGGTGATCCGGCGCCGGGGCGGCAACCCGATCGACACGCTCGAGCAGCAGAGCCGCTGGATGCGCGAGAAGCAGGCGCAGGGCCTGCCGGCCAATGCCGGCCAGCAAGCGGGCGGGGCGCAGCCAGTACCGCCGGACCCCGCCGACCCGGACCAGCAGGACTGAAGCCAGCCCGCCGCGCGCGGGCTTTTTTGCGCCCGCGCAGGTTGTGCAGGATTTTTGAGATTCTGCACAAGCGTCTAGGCAAAGTCCTGCGCATGACCAGTCAGAACAAGTGGTACGAAATCAAGGCCATGGCCCAGCAGGGCGATGGCGCGCCCGTTGTCGCCGAGATCTACGTCTACGGCAACATCGGCGACCGCTGGAACGAGGACGGCGTGATCGCCAGCGAGATGGTGCGCGACATCGCCGCCCTCGAGGCCGACGAGATCACGCTGCGCATCAACAGCTACGGCGGCTCGGTCACTGACGGCCTGGCGATCTACAACGCGCTCAAGCGTCATCCGGCGCCCGTGCATGTGCAGGTGGATGGCGTGGCCATCAGCTGCGCGAGCTATCTGGCCATGGCCGGCGACACGGTCACCATGGCCCGCAATGCCCAGATGATGATCCACGCGCCCTGGTCGTTCGCTGGCGGCAATTCCGCCGATCTGCGCGAGATGGCCGACATCCTGGACCGCTATGCCAAGTCCATGGCCAGCGCCTACGCCGACAAGAGCGGCAAGACCTACGAGCAGGCCCTGGCCATCCTGACTGACGGCAAGGACCACTGGTTTTCGGCAGACGAGGCTGTTGCCGAAGGCTTTGCCGACGCCATCGGCGCCGAAGTGGACGCCGCCGCTGCGCTGGCGGTCAACAGCTTCGACCTGTCCCGCTTCCGCCCGAGCGCCTCCGCTGCGCCGGCTGCCGTGCCGGCCGCCACCCCAGTTTCCCAACCGCCGGCCGCTGTCGGCAACATCCAGGAGCATTCGATGCCCGATCCCGTGAACGCGGCGGCTCAACCTGCCGCCCCCGCTGCCCCCTTTGCTCGTACCAAGGAGATGAACCTCCAGGTGCTGGCGTCCTTCAAGCCCTTCGAGGCCAAGCCCGGCGTGCAGGCGCTCAAGGACGAAGTCCTGGCCGACCCGTCGCTGACGTTGGAGCAGATCCAGTCCCGCCTGCTGGTGGAGATCGGCAAGGACAACGCGCCCGCCAACCCGCAGGGCGCGCACCCCAATGTCCAGACCGTGGCCGACGAGGCCGACAAGCAGCGCGCCGCGATTTCGGCCGCTCTGCTGGCTCGCGCCGGCGTGGAGCAGGACGCCAAAGCGCGCGCCGCGCTGTCGGCCAACCCCTTCCGCGGCCACAAGCTGCTGGATGTGGCGCGTGCCTCGCTGGCTCGCGCCGGCCGTAGCACTGACGGCATGGACCAGATGCAGATCGTCGCGGCGGCCTTTACCCAGGGCACCAGCGATTTCCCGATCCTGCTGGAAACCACCATGCACAAGGCGCTGCAGGCCGCCTACGCCACTGCCGCCTTGACCTGGCAGCGCTTCTGTGCCACCGGCACCGTGAGCGACTTCCGTGCCCACAACCGCTACCGCCTGGGCAGCTTCGGCAACCTGGATGCCGTCAACGAGCTGGGCGAGTACATCAACAAGTCGATCCCGGACGGCGAGAAGGCATCGATCCAGGCGGCGACCAAGGGCAACATCATCAACATCAGCCGCCAGGCCATCATCAACGACGACCTGGGCGCCTTCGTCGGCCTGTCCGCCATGCTGGGCCGCGCCGCCGCGCGCACGGTCGAGTCTGACGTCTACGCGCTGCTGGCCCTCAATAACGGCCTGGGCCCGACCATGGCCGATGGCTACGCGCTGTTCAGCGCCAACCACGGCAACATCAGCACGGCGGCTGCGCTGTCCATGGCCGCCATCGATGCCGATCGCGTGACCATGGCGCTGCAGAAGGACGTCAGCGGCAACGACTACCTGGACCTGCGCCCGGCCGTGCTGCTGGTGCCGCTCGGCCTGGGCGGCACCGCACGCACCATCAACGGTGCGCTGTACGACCCCGACACCGCCAACAAGCTGCAGCGCCCGAACATGGTCAACGGCCTGTTCCGCGACATCGTGGACACCCCGCGACTGAGCGGCACGCGCCGCTACGTGTTTGCCGATGCCATGGAGGCCCCGGTGCTGGAAGTCGCCTTCCTGGACGGTGCGCAGACCCCCTACCTGGAGCTGCAGAACGGCTTCGATGTCGATGGCGGTCGCTACAAGGTGCGCCTCGACTACGGCGTTGCCGCCGTCGATTACCGCGGTGCCGTGACCAACGCTGGCGCCTGATGAACTTGGGGCCGGCGCTGCCGGCCTCGCCTGACACAAGGAATCCACCATGGCACGCAATTTCAAGCAAGAGGGCGACACCCTCACCCTGACCCCCGCTGCGGCTGTTGCGGCTGGCGAGGGCTATCTGTTCGGCGCTGCACTGTTCGGCGTGGCACTGGCCCCGGTGGCGGCCAATGCCCCCGGCCAGTTCGCTACCGAGGGCGTCTGGGAGCTGGCCAAGACATCGGCGCTGGCCATCTCGGTCGGCGACCGCCTGTTCTGGGACGCTGCCAACAAGTGCGTCAACAAGACCGCGACCGGCCAGGTCTGTGTCGGCGTCGCTGTGTCGGCGGTGGCCAACCCGAGCGCGACCGTGCAGGTTCTGCTCGAGTCCACCACGCCCGCCGGCACCTGATAGGGCACTGACGCCGTGAGCCAGTCCACCCCGTTCGCCTGCCTCGAGCAGCGCATGAATGCTGCCGTCATACAGAGGCTGTCCAACGCCGTCGCTACCTTTGCCAGCGGCGAGCAGGTGAGCGGCATCTTTGACGACGCGCACGCTCGCGGCGACGTCGGCATGCTCGCCATGGCCGACTCGCGCCCGACCTTCACGCTGCTGACCGCTGACATCCCGCTGGCGGTGCGCAACTGGTTCGTGCTCTACGTGAATCCCGGCCTGTCCACCGAAGAGTCGGATGCGGTGGACCTGCGCCTGGTGCTGCGTGGCGCGACCTATCGGGTGACCGAGCACGAGCCCGACGGCACGGGCATGAGCACCCTGGTGCTCAAGCGGGAGCTACGCGCATGACAACCGCCTTCAAGTCGGTGCTCAACACCATCGTCGCGGCGCTGTCCGCCTACCCGGCGCCTGCCGAGGTGCTGGACAACCCACGGCACCTGGTGCCCGAGTCCCGGCAGCGGCAGATCGCCGTCCACCTGGGCCAGTCGAAAGCCAATACCAGCACGCTGGGCGTGACGCGCTGGACCACGCCGATCGTGGTCGAGTGCTACGCGCGCGGCGATGTCGATGCGCTGCTCGAGGCGGTCTGGCTGCGCCTGTTCGGTCCTGATGCCCGGGTCACGGGTGCCGGCATCGAGGGCCTGGAGCAGGACGGCATCGACTGGGACTACGCCGAAGGCCGCACCGAGATGGAGTGCGCGGCGCTGCAGTTCCTGGTCCGTCATCGCACCCCGAACCATTCCCTGACCCCCTGGGCCTGACCATGAAATCACCATCCACCCACACCCTCGCCACGGATCTGGATGCGACGCCGCAGAGCGGCGGCAGCTACATCCGTCAGCCCGACGGCTCGCTCGAGCGCGTCTCGACGGCCGCTCTGCCTGCCGCAGACCAGGCCCAGGCGCCTGAGCCGGCGGCCGCGTCCACCGCCAACACCAAGGAGTAACCATGCCCCGCATGACCCAGATGTCGGCCGTCCTAGCCAAGCTCGAGACGACCTACGCCACCGATTCCGTGCCCGCTGGTGGCGCCAACGCCATCGTCTGCAGCGAGCCCAGCTTCGAGCTGCTCTTCGATAGCAAGGAGCGCAACGTGTCGCGCCCGCATTTCGGTGCGCAGCAGGCGATGCACAACAGCCGATTTGCCCGGCTGTCGTTCGACGTCGAGGTTGCTCCCTCCGGGGTCGCCGGCACCGCGCCGGCCTTTGGCCCGCTGCTGCGCGCCTGTGCCCTCAGCGAGACCATCACGGCGACCACCCGCGTCGAGTACGCGCCGATCACGCTGAGCCAGGAGTCGGCCACGATCTACTACTACCTCGACGGCGTGCTGCACAAGCTGCTCGGTGCGATGGGCACGGTCGAGCCACAGAACAACGAGGGCGAGATCCCGCTGCTGAAGTTCCAGTTCACTGGCATCGATGGCGGCATCGTCGAGGGCGCGCTCCCGAACCAGACCCTGACCGCCTGGAAGACCCCGCAGTTGATCAGCGGTGCGGTCCTGAAGTTCGGCGGCACCTACAGCGCGGGTGCGCTGACTGGCGGCACCGCATTCCCGTCGCGCGGCCTCGGGCTCAACCTGGGCAACGACATCAAGACCCGCCGCATGCTCAGTGGCGGCAGCGGCTACTCGAGCACCGGCCAGGCCGTCAACGTCATGGGCCGAAAGGCCAGTGGCTCGGTGCAGCTCGAGCTGACGGCGGCGCAGGAGGTGGCGCTGATCGCCGACATCAACAGCGGCGTGCTGACCTCGATGTCGTTCGAGTACGGCAGCGTCGCTGGCAGCAAGACCTTGATCTTCTGCCCATCGGTGCAGCGGCTGTCGCCCAAGCGGGCTGACTACGAGGGCGTCGCGCAACTGGGCCTCGACCTCGCGCTGCTGCCGGTCAACGGCAATGACGAGCTGCGGCTGGTGTTCAGCTGATTCGGTTTCGGGCGCGGCAGCGGGTCGATCGCCTCGATCCGTGCGGTTTGCCTGAGCCGCGGCTGCGCCCACCTTCTCATCAGGCGTTTTTCACATCATCAGGTATTCCCATGAGCATCAGTCTCTCCGTTTCGAACAAGGTCAAGTTCAAGGTTTCCGGCGTCACCAAAGACGCTTCCGGTGTTGACCAGGCGTTCTCTTTCCATCTCATCTGCAAGCGCCTGGACAAGGAGCGGACCAGCGAGCTGATCCAGGAGCACAAGAACGACGCTGAATTCATGGCCGCTGTGATCGAGGACTGGGACGACGTGCGCGACGCCAGCGGCGCGCCGTTGCCGTACTCGGCTGACAGCTGGCGCGAGCTCGATCGGCTGCACGGTCTCGCTGGCCTGGCTGCTCAGACCTACATCGTTGAGAAGCAGGCCAAGGCAAAAAACTGAGCCAGCTCGCGCGCCTGTGGGCGCGCGGGCAGCTGGACGCACGCAGCCCCTCCGAAGTCTCTAATGACCAATCTCAACGTGACTGCACCTTGTCAGCGCTCGGCATCGTACTGCAGGAAGAAGCCGCAGCTGGCCAGGCGCCCGAGCCGCGCGAGTTCTGGCTTTGGCCTGACAACGTGCAGGCTTGGCATTGTTGGATTGGCGTGCAGACGCAGTGGCGCGTCGGTATGTCCGGCGCAACCGGGCTCGATTACACAGGCGTGCGCGCCTATCTCGATGAGCTCGGACTTGAGCCGTCGGTCCGGCTCGATGTCTGGGACGGCATCCAGGCCTGTGAGCGTGTCGTGCTTTCAGTCTGGGCTGATCGGAAATCAGCGAGGTAAGACCGCATGAGCACAGAAATCGGAATCCAGCTGACGCTGCAGGGCGCGGAGCAGGTGCAGCAGGGGTTGCGGCAGGCCGGCGAGGCGCTGGGGCACATGGCGACCCCCGCCGAGCAGGCACAGAGTGCGCTCAGTCGCCTGCAGGCCCAGACCGAGCAGACGGCGCGCCGCATGTTGCAGGAAATGCAGCAGACCAGCCGTGCGATGGAGGTGTCAAGCGCTTCGTCTGCGCAATCCACGCGCGAGCTCGACCGCATGGGCATGAGCTCGGAACAGCTCGGACGCCGGATGCAGCTGATGTCGCAGCAGCTGTCCTCTGCGGCTCAGTATGTCAATCAGAGCCTTTCCGGCACTGCGCGACAGATGCACCAGGTAGAGACCTCGGCAGCCCAGACGGCAGCAGCCATGAGGATGTTGCCGGCGCAATTCACGGACATCTTCACCAGCCTTGCCGGTGGCCAGGATCCGCTATTGGTGCTGACGCAGCAAGGCGGTCAGCTGAAGGACCAGTTTGGCGGCGTGGGTGCCGCGGCACGCGCGATGGGTGGCTATGTCGCCGGCCTGGTGACGCCGCTCAATTTGGCTGCTGCAGCCGGCATCGCAATGGTGATCGCCTACGAGAAGGGCCGCTCCGAGCTCGGTCAGTTGGAGCGCGCGGTGGCGATGACCGGCAACACGCTGGGCGTGACGACGGGCCAGCTCAACGAGATGGCGAAGTCGCTGTCGCAGCAGGGCTTTACGCAGAGTGGCGCGGTCTCTGCGTTGACGGAGCTTGCCAAGGCAGGTGGCGCCGTCAGCAGCCAGATGGAGCAGCTGACCCGGACTGCGCTCGATGCCGAAAAGTACCTCGGGCAGTCGGCCGCGGTGACGGCGCAGCAATTCAAGGAGCTGGCTAACGACCCGACCCATGCGGTACTGAAGCTCAACGAGTCGTTGCGCTTCCTTACCGCGACGCAGTACGAAGAAATCAAATCGCTCGAAGAGGCTGGCCGCAAGACTGAGGCGGCCAAGCTGGCAATGCAGACCTACAACGATGCACTTAAGCCGGTGATCGATAGCGCCCGATCGAACCTCGGTGCGCTGGAAAAGTCGTGGAACTGGGTCGGCAAGCAAGCCAAGGGTGCCTGGGATGCCATGCTCAACATCGGTCGCAAGGAAACCGGCGAAGAACGCCTGACCACCGCTCGCGAGAAGCTGCAGCAGATGGAGTCCAGGAGCTTCAAATGGGGCTTCAACGTTTCGCTGTCTGAGCGCCGCGCGCTCATCGAGTCGCAGCGGCAGCAGGTGACTTACCTGGAGCGCGTCATCGCAGCTGAGAGCCAGGGTGCTGAGGCTGCCAAGCGCCATGCCGATCAGCAGGCCGCGCGCATCAAGTGGAATGAGGCTGGCAGCCAGTTCTTGAGCAAGCAGGCCAGGCTAGAGGAGGAAGTCAACAAGATCCGCGAGATGGGCGCTGTGGCTGGCATCTCGCAAGCCGAGATCGAGCAGCGCGTCGCCGCCGCGCGCGCCAAGTCAGCCGATGGGTCGGCCAGACAGGCACAAGCCGAGCAGAACCGCGTCGCGGCGATCCGAGCCAAGACCGATGCCGAGCGGGAGGAGATCAATGCTCTGACCGCATACGGCCTCAAGGCTTCCGAGCTCACCGAGGGCGAAAAGATGGTGCTGAAGCTCGATCAGCAGATCCTCGTCACGAAGGACCAGCGTGCACGCGCCGCGCTGCAAGGCGAGCGCGTCGCCGCGCAGGAACTGGCGACCAGGCAGCGCGAGCGCCAAGCGCTCGAACGGCTGCTGAAGGCGCAGGCCGATTTTGAGCAGGCCCGCGACCGAGACTACCTGAAGACGGTCGAGTCAGTCACTGAACTGCAACGCAAAGCTGATGCGATGGAGCTCGAGGCGCGCATGTACGGCGAGTCTCAGTCGGCCATCGAGGATATGGCGATCGCACGCCTGCTGGAGCGGCGCGAGGTGATCGCGATGTTCGATCCCCAGTCGCAACTGCTCGACCTGCTTGATCAGGAAGTCGCCGCGCGTCGCCGGATTGCGGCGGCGAAGGACTTGGTTGACGGCAAGCAGGAGGCAGCGAAAGCAGCCAAGGATGCGACGCGCGAATGGAGGCGTGCCGCCGAGGATATCGAGAAATCGCTGACCGATGCGCTGTTGCGCGGCTTCGAATCGGGCAAGGACTTCGGTCAGAACCTGATCGACACGCTCAAGAACATGTTCAGCACGCTCGTGTTGCGGCCAGTGATCCAGGCGGTCATCAACCCGGTGGCCGCTACGCTGACCGGGGCGCTGGGCCTACCTGCTGCGGCTAGCGCTGGTCAGTCGGGGCAGGGCGCTAATCCGATGTCCCTGGCCAGCTCAGCCAGCAGCGCCTACAACCTGCTGACCACTGGGGTCCGAGACTCCATCTCGAAGGGCTTCACGAAGCTGGCCTCGAGCGATTTGGGGCAGCAGCTCGGCCTGTACGATGCCGATGCCGGCGTGCGCTCGCTGACCGGGACCGGGCAGGCCGTCAATTCTGCGTTGCAGAGCGCCGGCGGCTCGATGATGGCCTATGGCTTGAGCAAGAGCCTGTCGGGCGGCTACCAGGTCGGCAACGGCAAGATCATGGACGCGGCCACGCTGGTCGCGGGCTGGTTTGATCCGACGGGTGGCCTGATCGCCGGGGCCGTCAGCGGCGCGATCAACCGGGCATTCGGCCGCAAGCTGGCCGACAGCGGCCTGCAAGGCACTTTTGGTGGCAACGAGGGTTTCAGCGGCAACAGCTACCAGTTCTACAAGGGCGGCTGGTTCCGTTCCGACAAGACCAAGACCAGCGCTCTCGACCCGGAAGTCGAGGCTGGCTTGGCCAACCAGTTCCGCGCACTGCAGACGTCGACCGGCCTGATGGCCTCTACCCTGGGCCTCGGCACCGAGGCCATCAGCAGCTTCACGTCCAGCATCCAGCTCAGCTTCCAGGGCCTGAATGAAGAGCAGATCCAGACCCGGCTGGCCGAGGAGTTTGCCAAGGTGGGCGAGAGTCTGGCCTCCACGGCCCTGGGCACGGAGCGCTACACGCGCGCTGGCGAGACCGCGGTGCAGACGATGGAGCGCCTGTCCAGCAGTCTGAGCACGGTCAACGGCACATTCGACGTGCTGGGCCGCACGCTGTACGCGGCCAGCCTGTCCGGCGCCGACATGGCCAGCCAGCTGGTCGACCAGATGGGTGGCCTGGCCCAGTACCAGAGCACCACGACCGCCTACTACCAGGCCTACTACACCGAGGCCGAGCGCAACGCGACGGCGACGCGCCAGCTTACCGCCTCCCTGGCTGCCCTGGGTCTGAGCTTGCCCACCACCCGCGCTGCCTACCGCGCCCTGGTCGAGGCCCAGGACCTGACCACCGATGCCGGCCGTCGCACCTATGCGGCCCTGCTGGGCCTGTCGGCGCAGTTTGACAGCCTCACGCCCAAGCTCGACACGCTGGCTGGGAAGTTCGGCAGCCTGGTCGCCGGTTTGTCGGACGAAGCCACTCGGCTGATCGACAGCCAGATCCAGCTCAGCCAGGGCGCGGCCCGCACGGCGCGCGAGGCCTCCGACGCCTACCGCGCGGCGATGACGGATCTGCGCTCGGCCGCCGAGTCCATCCTGCTGCAGCGCGCCGGCGGCCTGCAGTCGGCGCGGGCCGCCTACCAGGCACAGCTGACGCGCGCCCAGGGCGGCGATGTCAAGGCGATGCAGGCCCTGCCCAGCCTGGCCGATGCGCTGATCGCAGAGACCAAGAACAGCTCGCGCACCGCCGTCGAATTCGCGGTCGCGAGCGCACAGGTCGCCAACCAGCTTGATGGCGTCGCCGCGGTGGCGGATGTGCTGGGCGTCGGCGCCGACTACCAGGCCAAGCTCTATGACGTCAACACCTCGCTGCTCGAGGTCACGCGCGAGCAGTTGGCCAGCGGCAACCTGACGGTCGATCTGCTCCAGCAGATCCAGACGGCACTCGGCCGAGTCGACGGCTCGATCCAGGCCAGCGCGCAGCTGACGGTCGGCACCATGCAGACCGGCAACGGCGGCATCGTCGGCGCGCTGGTGGACAACGCCGGCGCGGTCGTTTCCAGCCTGGATTCGACGACGGTGCTTCAGTTGGCTGGCATGCAGGGCCAGACCGCGGCGGCCGACAGGCAGGCCGTCAGCCTGGGCGGGCTGTCGAAGGATCAGATCACCAAGCTGCAGGCGCTCGGCGAAACCCAGTCGAAGGCGCTCGGGCTGACCGACCTCGTGGCCGCTGCCACGGACGGCAGCGAAACCCTGCTCGGCGCGGTGCTCAATCGGCTGTCGAAGCAGGACAGCGGCACCACTGACATCGTCAGCGCACTCAATCGTGGCAACGTCGATCTGCTCGGAAAGCTGGCCGGCATCGAGGCGGCCATCCGGCAGCAATCCTCGGACCAGGCGGCCGAGTTGCAGCGGCAGCAGTCGCTGGCCAATGCGCAGGCGTCCCTCGAGCAGTACGCGGGTATTCAGCGGGCGACCGTCGACTCGGTGAAGCAGGGCATCGAGGCGCTGTGGTCGTTGGCAAGCGCCAATGGCGTGGATTTGCTCAATGACAAGGGCGCCAAGGCCTATATCTACGTCAGCGAGGATGGACTGCTGGGCTCCAACTACCAGCAGACATCGGCGACCAGCGGCGACGGCTACGCCAATTACATGCGGGAGTTCTACCAATCAGGCGGTGTTTACGACCAGGTCTACGGAAAAATTGGCCAATTGCAGTCGATCGCGGAGGATGTGAAGGCTGCGCGCGACTTGGTCGTTTCGCTGGGTGGCGTGCCGGCCTACAGCGTCGGCGGCTACACCGGGCCTGGCGCCATCGATGAGCCGGCGGGCATCGTGCACAAGGGCGAGGTGGTCTGGTCCCAGGATGACGTGGCGCGTGCCGGTGGCGTGCAGGCGGTCGAGTCGCTGCGCCTTGGTGGGCTGCCCGGGTTTGCTGACGGCGGTGCCGTTGGGTTGCCCGTGTTTCCGATCGCTGCCGCCCAGTCCGACGATGGCGAGGTGCGCGCACTGCTGCGTGAGCTCGTGCAGCAGAACCGTGATCTGGTACAGCAGAACCGCGAGTTGACGCGCCAGATGGCCGATCTGTCCAGCCATGTCGACCGGATGCGCTCCGAGAACAACATCGGCAACGCCCAGATCGTCGGCGAGACCAAGAGCCAGTCGCGCATCCTGAACAAATGGGAGCAGGTCGGCATGCCGGCTGCAGCGGCCTGAGGATCGATCATGCTGAAAGTGCTCGACCCGATCCGCATCAAGGACAGCATGCTGCTGCACAGCAGCATCCCGGAGGACGACTGCCCCGAGTGGGTGTCTGGTGCCACCTATGCCGCGCAGGCGTCAGCCGCCGGCCAGCTGAGTGACTATGTCAATCTGGCGGGAGCAAACCCGTTCAATGGACTGACCGAGTGGTATTCGTCGAACGGCGTGCCCGTCGTGGTCAACGCTGCCGGCAATGGCGGCCACGGCGAGCTCCGGACAACGGCCCGGGATACGCTGGCTGGCACCAACGGCTGGAGCCCCGGATCAGGATCGTTCGTCGTCTATCCGGGTGAGCTGCTGCACATCGCCTGCGACGTCGATTCATCCGGCAGCACGCTGGCCGGCGCCGTGGGCGTGATGGTCTGGGACGAGAACGATCGGTGCCTGGGTTGGCTGGGAGCCGGTTACTCGCCGGGTCTGGCGTACCACCGCATTGCTGGATCGGTGACGATGCCTGGTAGCGCAACGCGCGCCGCCATCTGGCTGCAGATTGACGGTCCGCACGGCGTCCAGCACCCGGCGGTCGGATTCTCGCGGCTCTATATCGGCCGGACGCCGGAGACGGTTTTCGGGCCGTTCGTGATGCGCTCGTCCCGGCACGAGGTCTATCAGCGGGTCGATGACGGCATCAGCCTGCTGCCCCCCGAAAGCGACCCCGATCACTGGATACGCGTGGGGCTGACGAATCGCTGGGCGATGTTCGACTCCAATGTCAACACGCGCAGCGTCGGCGGCGAAGATGGCCTGCAGGTCAAGCTCAGACCCGGCATGTGCAATGGCGTCGCGCTGTTGAACCTGGTCGACGTCCGGGAGATGACCATCGTCTGCCGCCACCCGAGTGATTTCAAGGTGCC